GCTCAGGTATTTCTGGTAAAAACTTTATCACATGATCGAAGTCTAAAGGAATAGAGTCATAGTCAGTATAAGTTTCTAACTGATTATCCCTTAAGACTATAAATTCGTGTGCCATACATTACCTACGCCATTTGTATGCCTGTTGTACTAGAAACATATTGTTTAGCCATCTCGTTATCTGTTTTATGAACAAACATCATACTAGTTTTATTTAGTTTGACTTTTGAGTCTGGATGAATTGTAAATGCAAACGGACCTAGTCCTACACCTTGTCCAGATGCCATAATAGCCATAGGTTTTTGAACCGTAATAGTATTTGTATCTTCTTCAGTAAATATATTTTGAGGGTCTGGAACATTAATTGGATTCTCCATAAAATTATATATACTCTCTTGCTCTTCAAATAATTCATTTCTTATTTGGAAATATTGCCCCCACGCATATCGCTTTTCTCTTCTCGCTTTCTCCAATTCTTTTTTATAATAGGCAACAGACATTTTTTGTATATCAGAATAAAATAAAAAAATAATCAATTTTATCTATATTATAATTTTTATGAATATAACTATTAAATCTATCGCTCACTCACTTCCAATACTTCGGCGGTGCTAATATTATATCTTCTAAAAAAATCTTTTGGATTATATAATGAATAACCCCACACTCTCACTTTTTCTTCTGGAAAATAGAAGGTGCTTATATCCCAAATCATTTTATTTTTAATCAACCAATAATGTGGTGCTTGGTCGCTATTCTCACCAATAGTCCGAATTCCTCTCATAACTTTACCCTTAATTTTTTTATTCAAATGAAATATATTCTCGTGGCATTGACCAATCTTATATTTTTTTTGCTCTTCTTCTCCACACCACATAGTTCTAATAGGTTTTCCAACCCCTTCATTCACTCTCATTCTTCCCAAAGCATTTCCACCTAAACCCCCATTATTCGCTTGGACTTCACGAGTTTGTCTCTCAAATTCAGATTGGTTCATTGTCTAATTTATATTCACAGGATATAAAAAAATAATTTATTCAATTTTCTTATCACTGATAAATTTTTAAATATAACTATTCTCGCACAATACGCTCCCCTCCCATTTCCCAAATTACTTTGCCTGACTGAACTAATCCCTCAAGCAATTCTTCACTATGATATTTTATCCAATCTGCTTTAGTCATTATTTTTTCTTCCTCTTCTTCATTCATTTTTTTTAGTCTCTCACGCATTTCTCTGACTTCCTTTTTAAATTCCCAACCACTGGCGATACTCACCCACCCATTGCTATCATATTTAATAGTTTGTTTTGTTTCGTATCCTGACCGAAGAAGCATATTAGCGAATTATATTCACAGATATAAATAAAAAAAAAATTCACTTTTGTTTTTAATGATAAATTTTTAAATATAACTATTCACCAATTTACTCGCCTGCTCCAATAATTTGCTGAATTCTTATCATTCTTCGTAAGTTTCCCTGCCTTATTCCGAATACCACCGCTTCGTGCTAAATATGATTTCTTTTGGGCTGCTGACGCTCCCCTCTTAAAATCCGTCATTGTGCTGTCTCCGAAGTGTATTAAACGCTTACCTCCATTTGCTCCTTTTACATAAACCATACCCTTCTTACCTTTCTTCGTGCTTTTCACAGGTTTGTATAACGGCTTCTTAGTTTTAAAATCACTCATTTTATATATTACTATTATATAATAATGGTTGAACCTCTCAGAATTCCAGAGAACCCTAACGAAGGTATGTTGTTAGATTTGAGTAATCAAATGAAAGACATTGTAGAAGAAAAAGATTCAGTAATTAAAACTATTAGTGAAAAATATATGGACTCAAAGAAACTAATAACTAAAATATACGGACAAATCAGAATAGTTCAAGAACAATTAGACGACAGAGGAACACCAGCAGGAACAGACGATTATATAATAGATTGGTTAATAGCAGAAATCCGTGGAAATATCAGTGATTATTTATATATGAAAGAAGAAAAAGTGCTCGGTATATATGGATATTAGTTATATTCAGAATTTTATATGAAAAAAATAAAACCTTAAATATTAAACAAAACTGAATTTAATTTTTTATTTAAAATTAAAACACAATATAAAACATAATGACTAAAATAATAGATTTCGCAAATAAACACTCTATCAGTTGGAGACCGATTAAACTGGAAATAACTAATGTGAATGGGAAGATTAAAAAAGACCCTCAACCTATTCAGGGTTCTATTCCAAATAACAAGGATTTTTATGACGAGAACTGGGTTGAGAATGAAATGCCTAAACTACAGAGGTGGTTTCAGAAGTTAGACGCTTCGGTTCAGTCTCAGTATCATATTGCCTTAGACACTCAGACAATTTATCATTTAGACATAGACCATATGCCTAATATTAATTATAGTGCTGAGAGCAAAATGTTAGTTAGTAAATTTCTTTCTCGGTGTGCGTATTATAAATCAACTACAAAGGAATTAGGCAAACACTTATTTTTTAGATTAGACGAGAAACTACATAAAAAAAATACCAAGTTAAAATCTAAGATTGGTTGTGAATTATACAAAGACTTAGAAATTTTATCTGGTGTTTGGGGTTGGTGTCCGTCTGACGCTGAGGTTATTAATGAAGATATGGGACTTAGTCTATTTAATATAGAGGATTTGCCGATTATGAATATGAAACCAATGATTAGAAAGAACAAGAAGAATAGTCAATCAGTGGTTGCTAAAAATGTAGATTTAGAAATGGATAAAACGACACAGATATTTAAATATATGGATTTAATTAGTATCCAATATTTAGACGATTATTCTGATTGGTTAAGAATTCTATATTCACTGAAAACTGCTAATGAATATATGTTAGCGAAATATGTTTCTATGAAAAGCAATAAATATAATGAATATGAATTTAATAGAAAATGGGAAGAATTATCGCCAAACAATATTACTATAGCAACTGCTTATTATTATGCGAAGATTTCTAATGCTGAAAAATATAGAGAAATTCAGTTGGAAGGACTGAAAAACTATGAATATGATTTCTTAGATTCGGACGACACACAAGCAAAACTATTCTTAGATAATAATGAAAATAACATAGTCTATTTAAACAGCAATATTTATATCTATATTGGAAATGAAGAAGGGACTAAGGGTCGGTGGTTTCACGACGAGAAACTGGAACGAACAAAAAAAATTATGTCTGATTATTTATCAGGTATTTTTGTGGATTACGGCAAGTTATTATCCAAGTTAAAAAAAGATATGGGTGAATTAGAAGATTCAGACGAAGACGAAAAAATGGAGTTGGAAGCGAAGATTAAAAACAATTATAAACTGACTAAAATGCTGAAGAACTGCTGTAAAATTAATTCTATATGCGAGAGAATGAAACAACTTCTATCGGTTATGGATTTTAGTGATATAGAGTTTGATACAAACGGATATTTAGTGCCATTCCTAAATACCTGCTATGATTTAAAAACTCATAATTGGGTTGGAACTCGGCGTGAAAATTATGTATTAGAAACTGCTGGTTATAATTGGATAACTCCAACAGACGCTCAGACAGAAACAATAGAAAATCTATTTGAAGAAATTTTCCCAGACGATAATGTTAGACAAGAATATATCCATTTCTTAGCGACCTCATTATATGGGGTTGCTGTTGAGAAATTCATTATAGCGAATGGTGGAGGAGGCAATGGGAAGGGTGTGATTAATGAATTAGTCCAAGAAGCATTAGGAACATTCGCCTATGTTGGGAATAACGCTGTGCTTCTACAACCAATCAAGGACGGAGGAAATCCAGCAATCGCAAATATGGATAAAAAAAGGTTCATTAATTTTAGAGAACCTGACGAGAAAAAATCATTTAATTTAAACACTATCAAAGAATTGACTGGAGGCAAGGGTATTACAGCAAGAAAATTATATTCTAATGAAGACAAAGTTAATTTGGTCGCAACTTGGTTTGTTGAATGTAATAAAAAACCGACTATGACTGGAGACTTGGGAGCTTCTATTCAGAGAAGATTAAGAGATATTCCATTTGAAGCAACTTACACTAATGACCCTATGTTATTATCGCAGAAGGAAGAATTAAACTATATTTATCCAGCAAATGCTTATTATAAAACAATAGGATTTCAGCGTGAATATAAATATGCTATGTTTGTGGTTTTAGTTAAATATTGTAAATTATGGGAAGCAAATAATGAAGGCAAAAATGTCTGTGAAAAACTCTATGAATGTGATATTGTCGGTGATAGAACTAAAAAATATATCCAAGATAATGATAATGTCTATAATGTGTTAAAACAGCATTATGTCTTAGATATGGATAATTCCAAGGCATTTATGAAAATCAGAGAATTCTGGTATTATTTTAAGGATAGTGAATTTTATAAAACTCTATCAAAATACGAGCAAAATAAACAATATGCGGAGCGAAATGTATTAGAGCATATTAAAACAAGTTCCAGCACACGAGCATATTATAAATCTCGCTGGGCGACCAAAGACGAATTAGGACAAATTCATAATTATAAAAATGTGTTAAAATTCTGGAGACCAAAAACACAAGAAGAAATATTTAAGGAGCAAGAAGAAGACGGTGATTTAGAGGAAATGGATTTTATTAGTGAATAAACTATTTAAGAATTAGACGAATTAAGTATATAATGGTTAGAACAAAAAATAAATCATATTATCATTTTTTTGTTGAGAAGCAAGTTAATTCAGACCACACAATCAGTAAATATTTTAAAACTTCCCAAGAAATAACTGAATGGTTTGGAATTCCAAAATCCTCATTATATAATATTATCGCACAAGGCGAAGATTATACAGGTAAGTATAAAGGTATTAGAGTTGAACGCTGCCACAAACCAATTTTTAGAATTAAGCGGATTGAATATAGAGAAAATAATATTTGTTAATAATATATGCCAGATTACGAACAAGTCGATACTGAAATTTTTGCCACGGAGCAGGAACCTGTTGAAGAAGAAGAAGTAGTAGAAAAACCTAAAAGAGTTCTAAGTGAAAAACAAATAGACGCACTCGCACGAGGAAGGGCAAAAGTTGCTGAAAACCGAGAGAAAAAACGGAAACTTCTATTAAAAAAAAAGAAAGACGAAGATTTTGTAAAACAAGCGATTGAGGAAAAGATTGCTAATAGAGTGGAAAAAAGGGCAAAATTAAAATCAGAGAGAGAACAAAGTAAAAGAGAGAAATTATTAGAAAAGAAAAAACAGGCACAAGCGAAGCAGCAAATGGAGGAACAGAAGGCAAGAGAAGTAGGCAATAGTCAGAAGATAGAAAACTGGGTGAAAGAACGAGAAAAAGCATTAGATAATTGTGAAACAATTGAAGAATTTGACGAATTATCAGGTCATTTAGATAGTATTACCGAAGAAGATATTTTAGACAACAAAAAACTACACACTAAGTTAAATAAAATATATGCTCTATATAAAGTATGAAGGATATGCGAAGCAAACCAGAACTAGCAAAATATAATAGTAAAGATTTTAAGATTTTACCTTTGAAAAAATTAGACAAAGAAGAAGTGGGTGAAGTTGATTTTGATATTTTACCTAATGTTCCATTTTTAGCGTATGTGATTGGTTCAGTTAAAAGCGGTAAGTCCCTTTTTATGGCGAATTTATTTTTTAATCCAAATTTTCCATACAAAGATACTTTTGATATTAAGATATTAATTTCAAATACCGCATACAATGATAAAATTATGAAACCTATTTTAGAGCAATTTGACTTTGTATTTACAGATTATACTGACGCATTGTTAGAAGAAATAATAACAATGGTTGAAGACGACCAAAGTAAATCAAAATATTTATTAGTGTTAGAAGATATTATTGGTAATGTTAATGTTAAGAGAGCTGGAGGAAAAGTTGATACACTTACTGGATTGACTACAAGATATAGGCATATTGGGAATGAAGAACAAGAAGGTAAAATTTCTATATGTATTATATCACAATATTTCAAATATTTAAATGCTATCCAAAGAATTAATGCTTCGGCATATTTTTTAATGGGAAACTCGCCAGAAATAGAATTGAAGAAAATGTCTCAAGAATTAAGTGTATTCGGAGGGAGTGAAAAAGAATTTATAGAAATTTATAAAAAATCTAAACAAGAACCATTTGATTTTTGTTTTTTAAATATACAAGACCTTACCGCACGACGAAATTTTGAGGAAAAAGCATTGTGGGATACAAGTATGAAGAGCAATGGCGAAGAAGAAGAAGAATCCGAAAATAGTAGCGTTGAAAGTGGTGCTGAAAGTGAATAAAAAAATATTTATTAATAATATATATTATGGCATATTTTAATCAACTACAGGGTTATATGAGTAATTTGAAAGAAGGACAAGCACATATGGAAGATATGAAGAATGAAGCAATTAATAAAAAGACAACTGGTATTGAAGATAAATTCAATGCTATTACTCAACAGGCAGAAGGTTGGGGCGGAGCAATAGCACAAGCAGGTATAGTTTGGAAACACGGACGAAAAGTTGTAGAGAGATTAGGTAAGGCAAAAGCAGACGCAACTACTACACCAACAACTACTACACCTGACCCAACAACAACGCAAGTCGGCGGAGACGGTGGTGGAACTGGTGTTGGGGCAGACCATATAACTCAAGCCGCCAATGACGCAAGGGCAGGTAATTTACCTGACGCAGCACCCTATCCAGCAGCAACACCAGCACCAACACCAACACCAACACCAACCCCAGCACAAGCACCTGACCCAGCAATAGCACCTGACCCAGCCGCTAATGTATTAAGTCCTAGTCGTATGGTTGTTAGAGGAGCAAACAATCAACCACCAGTTCAAACAGGTCAAGGAGTAAATCAAGGACCAGACCCAGCACTACAAAGGGCTGGAGCTGGAGACCAAGCAAGTTCCACAGATTTAGCAGGACTTCGTGGAGACCAAACATTATCAAGATTATTCGGACGGACAGGACGACCACCACCAAATCCTAATACATCGTCTCCGACGACAAACCAAGGTGGAGCACCAAGAAGTTCTGGAGACGGACGAGGTGGCGGAGCAAATCCTAATGAATCTAACTTAGCGGATAATGCTGGAACTTTGGGAGACGACGCTGGTTCAATGGGAAGTCGTGTTCTCGCTGGTGTTAGACAAGTCGCCAGTTCAGTAGGTGGTGAAGCAGGGGGTAGTTCAGTAATGGGTGCTGTTAATGCTACATTAGATTCTATACCAATTATAGGAGAAGTGATAGGAATTGGGACTATGATTGGAGGATTAATACACGGATTACACAAGGGAGGGGAGGAAGCGAGAGAAGGACAAGCACAATCCGCTGGTGGTTCAGGTTCAGCACAAGGCGGTATCGCTTCCACTAAGGTTTTCAGTGGAAATACACTCGGAAGCGGAGGCGGAGGATACATTGCTTGAGTCTATGACGGACTGCTTCGCTTGTAGGTGTTTCAATGTTTTTTTATGTTTTGACTTACCCCCAAATGATACTTCGCAATCACAAATATCACAATGCCATACTTTACCTTTGATTGATTGTTGATATTTTTTCAATCTCGCCAATTCTTTTTCGTGATTCTTCCAATAATATACTTTTTGTTTCGCCGCCCATAGTTGTGGTGCTTTAGCATATCTTTTTTTATGATATTCTTTAGCAGTTCCAGTCGGTGTATTTTTATTAATTATAAATCGGTTAGTCTCTTTATGATTATCCATAAAATATCTTTCTCTAATTTTTAAATCATATCGCATAATATCTCTATGTTGTTCCAGCATTTCAAATTCTAAATCACCATTTATCAATCTCGTCATACATTGATTAGATAGGGAGTTGTGCTGTTTCTTACGAGCGTCCAAATTAGAACAAGACCCATAATAAATTTTATCGTCAGTATTAGAGAAACACCTATAAACTATGCCAACAGGCAGAATTTCTAATTGAAAATCAGTTAAATCAGTTAAATCAGTCATTATATAATTATATCGTATATTTTTGTCTTTAAGTATAAACGCCCATACTTTAATTCCAATCAATTACAATTGGTTGATTAATTTTTTTTGCTTCTTCTTCTTCTTTTTTTTTAGTATTTTTAATATGAATTTTAGATTTCAAATGATTGCCTATATGACCCCTACTTATTTCACGCTTACATATATCACACATTACTTTTTGTTTCAAATATTCAGTATAACGAGACATTATAAATATATATAGAACATTATTCTTTAAGTTAAGTTTCAATTGCCTCTAATTTAGCACATATATGGTTAGTTCCAGTCGGAGTTTCTAAATTAGTTATAGTTGCTGTAATATAACTTCCAGCTGGGACTTTATGATTTAATGGATAATCAATATGATTTGTGGAAGTTGCTAAAAATAATTTGGTTAATAATTCTTTTCGCCCAGTTGCTAATTCCTGTTGTTCTACTCGGAGGGTTGAAGCAGTTTGGCAGTAAGAACTTATGTGTAATGCTTTCACTAACAACTCTTTTCCATATGGAACTCCGTGTGTTAAAACTTTTGATACACCCTCATTCGGTTTTAATACACAACATACAGAAGAAGCAATTTTAGCACTTATAGTTCCAGCATTTACATTTCCTGACCCAGCAGTTAATACAGTGATTTTATGAACTACAGCAAAAGTATTTACACCACTCAATAGACTTCCAGCCGAAGTCCCTGCCATTGTGTAAGTTGATATTCTTTTTTTGTATCTATTTGAGTCAGCAGTATCACAAAATAACCCTTCTACACTTACAGTTCTCGCCCCAGTTCCAGCAGCAGTATCAGCAGCAGAAGTTGAAATTAAATCTAATCCGTCGCCAGTATTTAATAATTTTATAAATAACAATTGATTACCTCCTCCGAGAGTATTTGTCCCAGCAGTTATAGCATCGTCAATACCTACAATATTTTTATTTTGGACTATTGTTGCCTTATCTTTTATTTGTGTATAAATCGGTTCTACAATATTCAATAAACTCATTATATATTATTGAGATATTTTAATTATGAAAAAAAAAATATATTAATAATATATAAAATGTCTGTTGCTGAAAACTCTAAATTTATTTCCCTCGTTGCCGATAATGGAACTGAATTTACCTCCGAACAAAAAGCCATATTTACAATTCACCCAGATATTGGTTTTGTTAAGGGTAAAGATAGTTATATTTCTTTTGATATTCTAAATGAAGATATTAATAGTCGTGTTGCTGTATTCCCTGCTACTGCTGGTGCTTCGTCGGTTATAGACCGAATGGATATTTATTCCCTCGCAAACGGACAACTATTAGAATCACTTACTAACTACAACTTATGGTCTTCTATTGAAAATCAATATTTAGAAGAAGACAACCAACACAACTCCCTAAAAAATGGTGTTGCCGCCGATTGCCGTGCCTATCAATGTGCCCAAGACCCGGGGTCTAAAGCAAATACAATAACTGAAGTCGGTAGAGACGCATTCCACCGAAACACTGGCGAGTTAGGAGCATTAAACTTTTCTCAAATTTCGTCTGGTATTGGGGCTCAATCCGATGTCGTGGATACAGATATTGATATTGAAATGTGTGCTAAAAAATTCTCTCCCAGAAAATTCCTTATTCCATTAAAGGCAGGTATTTTCTCTCATTTCGGTGTTAGTGAAAAACTTACTCCAATTCTTTTATTCGGTGGATTAAGGATTGAAATTACATTCGCCAGTGATAAAAGAGTTATGACGAGAGTATATGGTAAAACCGACACTGCTGACTATAAAATGGACGAATATGCTAATGGACTTCCAGTTAATGCTGTTGGGGCTACTGGAGGTGGTGCGACTGCTACAACTTTGAAACAAATTGTTATTACAGACGATATAACTGACCCAGCGTTGCTCGGTATAACACGAGGTTCTAAAATGATATTACAGAAAAATACTGCTGGTGCTGGAGCGGACAAAGTTAATATTGTAGTTGAAGGTGTAAGACGAGTTAATAGTGCTACTGGTGTTAATGGTAATAAAGTATGTTTGACTTTTACTGCTGATTTGACTGCTATGACTGGGGCAGAATGTAAAATTTATTTCCAAGACGCAACTGGTGCTTTGGATACACAGACTTATAAATTAAAGAATGTTGAGTTAAAAGTCTTACAAGTCATTCCGCCTTCCAGTCTTATGAAAAGTATTATTAAGGAAAGTCAATTTGATTTTATTTCTTGGGATTGTTTCTTAGATAATTTACCAGAATCCTCGCTATCACACCAGAGTGAAATTACTTCTGTAGCAAGTGCTGCTAAATCTATATTCACTCATTACATTTCAGTCGCACACCAAGACAATCACTTCCACCAAAATTATTATGCTGGGCAACCACCTCACAATACTCACCTCAACTCAATTCAATATTTTATTAATAACAAACTCTATCCACTCAAACCATACAATCCTCAAGCAAAATCGGATAAAGTAGTTAATATGAATGAAGTAGTTAAGGCATTCCAAACTATAGGCAAACAAGTTAAAAAACTTGGTGAATGTAGAGCAGGTAATATTGGTGATTACACAAACACTTACCTCCACGCACGAGAATTAGCACGAGGCGAACAATTTGTGTATAATTTAAAAGACGCAGAACCACAAATCAGATTAGGATTTTCTGACGACCGAAGTGTTGCTGGAACTGGAATGTATGCTGTTAAAAACTCACGCCTTATACACTTTGTGTTTTCAGTTAAAACCATAATGGTTAATAAAGATAATTTACAACTTGTATTATAATTAAAAATGTCCTAATATTGACCGACTTTTTGAAAGTGTTGAAGAATTATTTTTTAATAATAATTTTGTAATTAAAATGTTTTATATATATATAAAATGCCGATTGAAAAGAACTATTTTAGTATTTCGCCTATCAATGATAATCCCCTCCAAAGTAGTGGAGCAAATGGAGTTGCTGGTGGTTTCTCATTCAAAGAAAGCAACCCAATTATTAAATTCAGTCTCCCAGCAGTTGAAAAACTATTAGAGACGAAAACACTGGTTCTAACTGGACAATTCATATTAAAAGACCAAGCAACTGACGAAGGTTTCAGAGCACCTAATTATACTAATTTAAGTAATGAAAATAATGGTAATGATATTGAACCTTCTACTGCCTGTAATTTTCCAAATCACGGCGGAGTTCAGAATGTTATAGATAAAGTTGTTATTCAGACCAAAAAAACTAACACTGAATTAATTAATATTCATAACTATCCAGCATATTCCTCACTTAGAGAAGCATACACAAACAACGACGAAGACTATTTATGGGGTGTAGCAGCGAACCGAACCCTCGCCCAAGGAACTCACGCTGACCTTACTAACCGACGAATGAATATAGTTGCTGATAAAACCGCTCAACAATTAAAAACAAATAACAATAAAAATCTTGGTGTTCCATTTTCACTCAAGTTAGATATTGATTTATTCCAAAGTGGTGATATTCATTTAGGTCAAGCATACACTAATGGTCTTATGCTTACTATTCACCTCGCCCCTGATAGTTCATTCTTATTCCAGCGATTCCGTGATAAAGGTAGTGCCGCCGCATTTGATATTTCCAATAAAATGTATTTATTAAGGAATCTCAAATTAGAAGGGCGATACATAGTCCCAACTCCTCAAGAACTTTCTGCCTATCAAGCACAAATTCCACTCAACTCTCAACTCAACTTACTCAATGATATTCACGCCGACCAAGATAATATTTCATACACTCCTCAACTCAATCAGGTTAAAGCATTCTGTAATTTATATTTAGATAAAGACCAAACCAACAACCTCAACTATCAGCAAAATAACTTCCGACTTCCTGTTGGAATGAAACAAATAGAACACAAAAAAGACAATCTCAGATTTCCATTTACATTCCCTCTCAAAGTCCAACCTAATTTTGAAAGTCTCGTAGAACTTGGGACTGGTTCAATCAATCCAACACAAACTCTCAATCGTGAAATGATTATGGGTGATATTGAATTACGAAAACACTTTGAAAGAGCCTTACTCGGAGGTAAAGAAGCAATGCGGTCTTCGGCAACTATGTCGCGAACCGCCAAGAATTTAGAATTTGATTACGAAGATAGAACAACTGGCATTTATCACGCTGGGAAAGGTTCAAATGAAGGCACTGCTGTGGCGGCGACTGACGGAGTTGGCAATCAACTTTTTCCAGAATTACTTGGTCTTGGCACAGATTACACTTATGGTCTCGGTAATACAATGGCATATATCAATCGTGATTACAGCAACTCGGTGGTCAGTGGTGTTAATAATGGTTCTCTCCTCCTTCCAGTTGATAGGCGTAATAAATCAGAACTGGTACAGACCTTTGTTAAATACAACGCTCAACTCAATTTACAAACATTAGTTAAAACAATGTAAAACGCTTTTAGAAAAGCGTGGGCAAAACTTTTTTGTCTAAACTTTTTTCTAAAAAGTTTGTTAATAATATGTTGAAAGAATTTATTGATAGAATAAAGTGTAAGATATTTATTTGTTGTAAGTCCAAATGCTCTCTCAATGATACATTGAGCACCGAGTTGCCCCAAGAGGTAGAAGCGAAAATTCATTATGATTATTTCACGAAGAAACCAAAACAATTTAAATCAACTCGGTCGCTCTAAGTATAGCGTTAAAATATTTAATAATATTATGGATTT